TCTTATTCTACTGCTTATTCTACTGCTTGTCCTACTGCAAATTCGCCTCCACCTACCACGTCTCGTACATCTGCTCCAACGCCGCCGCCACCAACGCCGCCACCAACGCCGCCACCAACGCCGCCGCCACCAACGGTTTATTCTTACCTTGGATCAGACTGTAATGGTAGTCCCTTAACACTTTATACAACCTGCGCCTCTTTTAGTGATTTATGCAATGCTTATTTAGATTCATCCACAACAATGCCTTATACTGGCTATTTCGTTTATAACGGAACCATTTATTATTGTAATAATATTGGTGCGCCTACTGTGTTTGGGGCTTCTTACGCTCATGTTGGAACAGATTGCAGCGGTGGTTCTTTAACGATTTACACAAATCAAGCTTCTTTTTCAAGTTCTGATATTGCCTATGCGGATATTTGCCAAACAACACTTTATAATGGATATTTTATTTATAGCACCAGTACATATCTCTATTTTGATGGCATAGGTTCACTCTCTGATTGTCCATCTCCCGCACCATCTTACACTAATCCTAACATTCTAAAAGCAGACATCCATTCAAGCTACGCAACTGGCTCTGGAGCTTGGCAAACTTATAGAGCTAATGTGACTGGATTGTTTGTTTCAAATTCTGGCGCAAACAGAGCAGACTATCGCGACCACCTTGTTAGAGAATTTAATCGTAAAATCAGCATTTTAAATCAGCCCACGGGATTGTTTATCAGGCCGTTTGACAATGGTTTTAGATTTACGGGAGTTTCAATACGATAAAAAAGGGCGGGATTTCTCATGCAATACCAAAGTGTGCGTTCTGAGCAGCTATAAATGCTGGCCAACCTGGAAGCAATGTTGGGTCGTTATTGAATACTATAAACTCTGAGATAGCTTGATTGGCGGTATTAAACCAACCCGTGGCGCTTGAACTACCTCTTCCGATCCGACTGATTGACAAAAAGCCCTCAAGGCTATCACTTCCAGTATCTCCTTCTGTCTGATATACCCCGTCAAGATAGTTAGTAGAAGACGCAAAGTTAACCCAAGCTCCAAGAGTCTTTTTTCCAATCCCTCCGATATTGATATAATTCGCTAAAGATATTGGCCAAGCACTTTGAAAAGAAACTGAACTCTGGCGAATGTAATAAGTAGAGTTAAGTGCATTACCAAGCAAAACCCTTATTGATGACGAAGTAGCCACATTAACCACTGCAAGAACAAAGAATGGTCTATTATTGCTATTTGCTGTAGGACTTAAATCTACATCTAAAAATTTTCCCTGCGCTCCAGTTCCGTGCATTGCCCCTCTTGGACTCGATGACTGCGGCGAGTTGCGTGTTGGTGTCGGGCGGTAGTTTCCCTGCGTCGATCCACGGTTGCAGGATGTCCGCGATGGGGCCGAGTTCGGCGTCGGGGTGGACAACGATGGAAAAATCGTCATGCACTTCGATCCAGCGTTGGTTGTTCGCATCATCTATCCAGCCAAACATAAACTCGGTATCGCCTTCTTGGCGGATGGTCAGTGGTCGGGCCAAGGCGTAAAGCGCACGGCTCAACTCTTCGGCAGCAGAGGATGGAATGTAGCGGATCATGCGTAGTAAGCCCTCGCGGCAGTTTCAAAGTCACTCCACCCAGCAAGAAGCGTGGGATCACCTGTAAAAATAATCAGTTCCGAAATAGTGTTTTCCGCATCCGTAAACCAAGATGAAAGACCTGTTCCACCAGAGCCGATGCGCGAAGATGATGGCATCAAGGATGAACCAGCATTTCCAGACACAACAATGGTTCCGTTGTTGTAAAGTTTACTCGATCCACCATTACCGAGTAGAGCTAATGAATCGGCGCTATCTGCGCCTCCGACACTTACAAGACTGGCTCCATAATTTGCGGTCAAAGTGGCTAGACTTCCACATCGCAAATAGGTAGCTGCGGTAGATGTGCCTCCTACAACGTAGCGGTTAGCCCCTGCTGACGTAAAGGTGACAATAGCGTAGATAAAAAACGGCTGCGCGATGCTTCCGCTAAATGACAAGTAGCAATCGGGGCTATCAATGCCGCCAATAGCACCCTTGGCTCTTACGCTTGTCGTGAAAAACGGCTGTTTGGCTGCGGTTCCTTGTGTGGCATCACTGTTGCCAGTCTGGTCATACCAAGTTTTTCTAAAGGCTTGCGATCCGCCGCCAGCCACTCGTGCCGCTTCTGCGGCGGTCAAATCGTAATCACCGCTTGCGAGGTAGTTGATTGTAGCCTCTGGCGAACCTGTGCCATCGCCTCGAAGGATGTCTGCGGCTCCCGTGTAGGATGTAAGTAGCCTGCGTTGCGAATACGCCCTAGCAACGGTTGCACCCTGCCCAACAAGAGCATCCAGCGGCCCAACAAATGCTGGCGCACCACTTTTTCTACCAGAAAAATACATTGATCCTAGTCCTGGGCCTATTTTAATCATTTTTTAAACAGCTTTAATAGCAATACATGAACCACTTGATAATTGAATTCCAGTAAAGTTACCAACAATTTCAGAGGGAACAGTGAAAGTTTTGCCGTTAAAATAGGAATCATTTTCTATATTTGATGTTTTAGTTCCAGCGTTAAAAATAAAACCTGAGTCTAAGCTTCTGATAGCTCCCCAATTTCCAGTGAAAACGTCTGTGCCAGTAATAATAGTTGAACCAAATGCTCCAATAGCCATGCCTTGATATGTTTGTGGAGCCGAAGAAAGTGCCATATCAATTATATACACTAGTCGCCGACAAGATGAACGCAAAAAAGGAGCCAAGCGTTAAACTTGGCTCCCTAATTTTTTTTGATTTAAAAGACTGCGATTAGTCTTCCAAGTCAATCTCTAGTCCTTCATCTCCTTCGACCCAGAAGTATCCAAGATCATCAAGCGCTTCCAATACTCGATTCTTTGAAGGGTATTCAGGAGAGAAGCTGTTCTGAATTTTGCGAACAGTCACAGAGGAGTAACCTTTCTTCTTTACGCCCTCAAGATACTTATCAATACGATCCAAAAAATCACAGCGACTCTGAACAGTTTCGTTCTGCAAAGGTTCATTGCTTTCGTCAACAACAGGAGCTTTGATTTCCTGCTCAAACACAGAAACAACCTTGTAAGCTGAAACTCGGCACTTTTGGCAAGAGTAGTCCTTTGGAACGCTCACAACGTCCTTTGGATTCACCTTGACCACCACAACAGAACCATGAGCAAAGTCGCGAGCATAGTCGAGACTGCCAACATGAAGACCAAATGAACAGTGGTGATCGCGATTGTCGTCAACATCGCGACGTTTCACTTCAATCTCTGCGCCAACAGTGTTGAGAATACGGCCACGTTCATCTACAATGCCTTTAACAACCTTGGTTGCCTTGTTGCCACTGATGCTCCAGAAATCGTTTTCCAAGCCCTTGTAAGCAAGGAAACAGCCATCATCAGTGATGGGGAGTTCCTTGTAAGCAAGGAATTCATAGAGTTCGTTTACAGAAGAGGCAGAAGGATTGTCTTGAAGGTTTTGCCAAAACTTCTCAAACAAATTGAGCGGCAAACCTTCACGATGAATGGATCGCACCTTGTCTGCAAGAGCTTTTGGAAGAGTTTCGCCCTTGTAGAGAACCTCTTCTGGAGAGATTTTAAATCCATTCTTTTCAACACGCTCAGCGGTCTTTTCGAGTGCTTTACGAATTGCAGCTTCTTGCTGGCTTTCGGGAAGGTCAAATGCCTCAATGATTTTGGCGTATTGATTGGAACCCTTCTCGAATTTGATGGGCTTGTTGTCGATGAATAGGACAATGCCTGCGTTGTTAATGATATAATTCATTTTAGTTATTGGTTTTGGATTTTGAGGTTATATGATACAATACAGGAGAAATGAGATGTCGTCAAGTGTTTTCTAATTAGAAATCATTGTTTTTTATGTGTAATTTTCTATATGAAGAAAATCTGTTTATTATGCAAGGAAGAAAAAAATGTAAACGATTTTCACGTTCGTAATGGCAAACCTTTGGCTCGTTGCAAATGTTGTGTTAATAAAATTAATAAAGACTGGTATAATCAAAATATTGAAAAGAAAATTCAATATAATAAAAAGTGGCTTGAAAATAACAAAGGTAAATCAAAAGCTTGTAAAAAACAATGGGCGGTAAATAATAAAGATAAAATTAAATTATATAATAATCAATGGGTGGAAAATAATAAAGATAAAGCTAAAGCCTATAAAAGAAAATACTATTATAAAAATTCTGAAAAGATGAATGAAGTATCTACAGAATGGAGAAAGAAAAACAAAGAAAAGCACGTCCAAAACGTTATAAAATCAACAAAGAAAAGATATAAAAATGATTTGCTTTTTAGATTGGCTAATCTTGTTAGAAACGGAATTCACAGAGTAACTAATGCAGTTAAAAAAGATAAAAAATTACGCTCATTAGAATATCTTGGCTGCTCTTTAGAACAATTCAAGTCACACATAGAATCTCTGTGGAAAGAGGGTATGACTTGGGATAATCATGGAGAATGGCACATTGACCATAAAATACCCTTAAACTGGTTCGTTAAAAACTCAAATAATCCGTGGGAAGCTAATCATTATTTAAATCTTCAACCTCTTTGGGCAGATGATAATCTTAAAAAAGGGGCAGCAATTTAAGTTATAGTTTGGGTTGTGGGTTTGTCAAGGATTATTTAAGGCGAAGAATGGTGCGAAGTTCTTTGCGAGAAATGCGAGGGCTTTTCGAGTAGTAAAATGAGCCGCTATCATGCATGGTTTCCATAATTTTGCCGCGAATAGAAGTTTCTTTTCTGATCTTATCAAATACACAGTTTGCTTTGACGCTAAATTTAGCATTACGCTCTGCTTTTTTAGCCAAGGCATCAATGACATCAACGCTCAAAAATTGCTTTCTAAGATTGCTGATGTTTTGGGCAATGTTTCTTTTTTCATTCTCAAGTTGAGCCACTTGTTCATGCTTATTTTTATATTCTTCACTATCTACATCAAGAAAACCAAGGGAGATTAGATTCTTGTGCATGTTTGCACCGCGAACAACTGTGGTGGTGCAGCAAGAGTTTGAATTGGACTTTTTAACCGTAAACGCATTGAGTTTTCGCAAAGAATCAAAAGTCATTTCACTAATGTTTTGCTTAGCTTGTGCAATGTTGCTGACGGATGCCAAATTATTATGCATGCTGCAAATATAATTATAAACGCCCAAAGCATCCAAGTGAAGGTTTCTATAGTTGCCTGATGTTTCTTTCAAGGAAACAGAGAAAGGAGTTTCCATAGATGGATTGGCTTTGCTTCTTTCAGTTTTTGGCAAACCAAAGATGCTGCTTTTTACATTGCGCGTTTCAAAGATTTCATTAATCTTTTTCGTATCGCATTCTTCCAAATCCTTTGAGCAGATTAGATAGTATTTTTTGCCATTTTTAATAGCGAAAGAGCTAAACTTCTCTCTCCAATATTCGAGAGTTCTGCGAGATTTGATGATGGCGCAGACTGGTTTGTTTTTGAACTTTTCAAAATCTGTTGCGCTGCCAATAACAGAAACACCTTGCACAAAAGGATAAATATCTTTATAAGCGTTCTTTTTATGAGATTGAAAATGTTCGCTTTCAACGAAAACATTGTTTCGGTCTTTGATTAACTCTTCTAAAGACATTGGCTTGACAGCCTTGATTTCTTCTTGAGCAGCTTCGACAACTGCTGCTTCAATAGCGCCAATAACACGATTGTTGCTAGCAGTGTTTTCGAAATTCTCACGCGAGATTGGCAAACTCATAGTTCCAATCGGAACATCAACACACAATATAATCCCTTCTTTGAGAAAGGGTGTTTTTAAGAACGAATCAATGCGGCAATTTTTATAAGTCACATTGCCCATCTTAATGTGAAAATTGTTTGGTTCGAAGACGTTTCCTGATTTTTCGAAGAATCTGAAAGTGAAACCATTTTTTTCAATTTGCGACAGCGGCTTCATTGCTTCAATGCGTGCGCTCCAATCTTCAAAAACAATATTGGCTGAGCAATATTCTACAAAATGAAGGCCTTTTTGTTTAAAATTGTTAATGTCCGAAGAGGATTTAATTTCCAAATAAACTTCCAAGCCAGTCTCTTGAGTGGCATCTTCACTCACTTTCAAGATGTGACCAACAGGAACGCCACTGTTTCCGCCGCCCAATGCACAAGCATAAAGCGTGCAAACGCCATTGTGGTAGCTTTTGATATAGAAAGTATCAGTGTAGCAGTGCGCTGCTTTGGAACCAATGCCAAAACCACCGATTTGTTCATTATCGCCGCTCTTTGTGCTGCGGAAATACATGCCAAACACATTGCGAATATCATGCTCGCTCAAACCCTTGGCAAAATCGCGAACAAAAAAGATGCTTGAGTCTCCTTCATTACGAATGCCAATCTCTACTGCTTTCTCAATCTTGTGTTTTTTATGCTCGTCAAGAGCATTGCAAGCGTATTCGCGCACAACGGCTTGAACTTTGTCGCTGTAAATCTTGTCGCGAAGATAATAAGATGCCATTTCTGAACCTTTAGCGTCCATTCCCATGACGGAAGAAGACATGTTTTCAGAAGTGATGAGTGGGTTAGCAAGTGTTTGTGTTTTCATTGTGAGTTAATATGCGTGCAAAAGAGTGTTTGTCAATGAGAAAAATGGTGAAGGTGTGCTTTTACGCCAAAAGGCCGTTTACAGTCAATCGCTTTATTGTCCTCCCCGAACCAAATCAAAACATAATTAAATAGCGACCTCACATGTTTCTACAGTTTGTCGGCTTGGCCTGTATTCCTACTCCTTAGATGATGGCTGCTTCTAGGCCAACATTCCTTCAAATTTTAATTACTAAAATAATCCTTCTTGACCCATTGGGTCCATGTCTTTTAAAATAGAAAAATGATATTCATGTTCTAAAAATTCAAGTTTTTCTTTTCTTTTTTCTGCCATTTTGCAGATGTTTAATAAATGTCCAATAGTTAATGGTGTTTTGTCGCCATTTTTTGCGACAGAAATTTCCAAAGTTTTAATTAAAAATTGAAGATTCATAAAATTTTTAGATTTAAAATTAGTGAGCGGTCTGCTTTATCTCCTATCACAGTCGAGAATCACTGTATAGAATCGGAGGCTGACTCGCAATCTCGAAAATTAACTAAAGAGTTTTATACTACTTTAATAAGTTCGTGAATATCGTAATTGATATTCTTGACAAACTTGTAGCCGTCTTCATTCAAGAAATAAATCATACTGTCAGCATCAATAGGACCTTTAAAATCAGAGTAAACTTTCAAACCATCAAGACCAGCAATTTGATACAGGTTGTCTGAGTAGTCTGAGTAATTGCATTCAATGATTAGAACTGAATTAAATTCAGTCTGGAAGACATCTCCAGCTTGAATATTTTCGATCTTCTCATCGAGGTCTGGCTCGCTGTCAACGTCAGCATCAGTTTCTTCAATAAGGCCAAGTTGGATGAGCTTGTTGAGATTAATTTTGTATTCTTTATTGTCTAGTGTGAGGGTTGATTTCATGTGTTTATTATATTAGGGTTTTAGGGATTGTCAAGGACAAAGTTGAATTTGAGTTGGTTTTTGTTTTCGGGTTCAGGTTCTTGAAGTTCTGCCGCGATTTCTGGAAAAGCGTCTGTGAGGAAACTCTCAACCAAAAGCTCTGCCATTGTTGGACCTGCAACAACTTCTTGAAGAGTTTTAATTGAGTTTTTAATTGCCAGTTTTTGTGTTTTATTCATGATTTGATAGTATGATTTTAATTCCAAAGAAAACACCAACAATTGCCAAAAACAACAAAAACAATTGGAAATCAGTTAATTGATGGGTCATCGGGTTTCTGCGTTTGCAGGATTCTTTGATTGAATAATTGGAGCAATAATGCAAGCTGCTCGTCAGTGCAGTTGCAAATTATGTCATCGCCTCTTTCAGCATGAAAACCAATCACTAAATACTTGTCAAAAATAGACTCCAAGTGAGCCTCTGCAAGAGTTTTTGCGATTTCAATTTTACTCTTGTCCATAAAGAATTTCAAAAATATCTCGATTAAGTTGGTGAGCGTCTTCTAGCTGTTGTGACAATTCGTGCAAGCGATCTGCTGCTTCAAGCAAGCAAGTGCTAACAATGCCGTCTTCTGTTTCTATATCTCGCGCTAAAATTTGCAAAGCAGCGATTATGGTTGGCGTGGATGAATTCATAGAATTTGTTTCAAGAAATTAATCATACTATTGATTGATTGTTTGTCAAGCAAAACTTGATCGCCATAGGGGATTCCTGTTTTGAGAATTTTCCAGCAGTGGCGCAAACGATGCCAAAAACTAAACCTATGTGTACCATAAGGTTCCCATATTGAAATATTTAGTTGGTTAAATTCTTCGTCCCATTCGAGATGAAGTTCTTCGCTGTGGCAGGCGCATGGTAGAGTTTTATTCATGTTTGCAAATATAGACGTTTTTATGATTGTTTTCAAAGATTTGATGGATAATGTCTTGCACCGTTTCCCAATCAGCACCACCTAAGCCACAGCCAATTTTATATGGAACGTAAATATCTGTGAGAACAATTGGATGCTCGTTGATACCAAAAACGCCATCATCAATTGTTTCAGTATCATTTCCAACAAAGTAGGTATTAGCAATGCTTTTAAATCCTGCAATGAGTGCAGCGTATTCTGTCTGTTGTTTGCTCGTTCCAATATTGTATTGGCCAAAGAGATTAGCAACAATAACGTTATGCGCAACATTCACTTCAAACACACTACCCAACAACATAATAGGGTAATTTTGACTTCTGACATGAGAGCGATATTCTCCTGCATTAACAGGCCATTTGCGCCCAATTGCACCAGCCAATCCGCCAACTGCACCAATGCAATTAACAGAGTGAACAATGACTCCTTTATCTACTGTAAGGATGTCTTTATTGATTGTTGTGATCATAATTCAATTAATTTTGGAAATGGATGTTTTTCGTTGAACTCTTTTATTTTTAATACGATGTAGTTTGATGAGCCATATCGTTCTTCAATTTCTGGCAAATGCCAAGGAGTGAGACTCATGTGTTCCTCAAGTTTTTCTTGCCAAACTTTTATTTTAGCATGATACATTTGTAATTCGTTATCTGTTAATTCGAATTTCATTCTTTACTATAGAGTTTATCCCACAATTTGTCAACTTCATTTAGGGTTTCTTTGGCGTAGTCGCCAATTTTACCACCACCACACTCCTCAGCAATGATTTTCAAAGCATTATACATCACTGCCCATTGATCTTGGAAGCAATTATAATCTTTTAAATTAATTTCGCCGTATTTACAAACCACTGCTTCGCAGTTGATTGGAGGGCAGCAACCTGTTTCACCGCAGCTACCGCATTTGGCGCAGTATGGGGATTCTTCGCTATCAATTTGAGATTGAAGAGCGTCTTCTGGATAATTTTTTGGGTCGCAGATTAGTGGTCTAATTTCTTCGCTAATATTCTTTTTGCTTGATTCAATCCCACAAATAATTGTTTCACCTTCTGCTGTTCCTCCAAGCATCTCCTCAACAATACTTGTAGCAGTATCTAGTCCATCATTATAGTCTTGTTTACTCATTGTTTTTAATTAATTCAGGGTTTTCGCAAACATTACTAATAATTTCTAAAAAATTATATCTAGGACCATTGGGTGTAATTTGGTTGGTTAAATAATCACCTGTCTTGGATTTAAGCACCCAGCCAAAAGAAGCATCTGACCAAATAACTTCAAAATTCATTCCGTCATAATTACTGTTCTGGTTATATTGAATCAGATCACCTTCGAAAATGGGAGTTCCATTTTTATCTTTCAATCCAGTGTATTGCTGGATAACATAATCATTTTCTGGCAAAACATCATCATAACCGCCATGATAAACTAGACCCACCAAAGAGATTGCTAAGCGTTTATGTGAAGCATCCCATTCATAAATCCACTTTTTATTCTTTTTATCCCAGATGCGGAATTTTAATTCTCTTTTTTGAATTTGATTTTTTATTTCCATAATTTTCTGTTTTTTTGTGACATTCTTTACATAGAGTTCTTCCATTAGAAAGCTCTAGTCTTAGTTCTGGATATAAAGCGAAATCTTTAATATGATCCGCTTCTAATGTGCCTCCTTTTTGAGAACCACATAAAACACACTGGAACCCATCTCGTTTAAAAACTTGTTCACGCCATCGTTTATACTCTCTTGATGCTCTAAAAAGAAGATTTTCTCGACATGTTCCATGAACATAATTTGGCGCAAGTGACCCTTTTAAATTTTCACTTCTCCAATTGCCATAACATATTTTATTACAAAATAAACCTTGCTCAGAAGGCTTTCTTTTAGGCTTTAAAGAATTACAATATTTACATTTTTGATCGCTTCTCCTATCACTTTTGGGGCATCCAAATCTTAAATGATTACTCCAAGATTTTTTATTTTCAGTACAGAATCCACATGAACATTTCATATAGATATTTACACTTAAAAAATTTAATTTCTCTATTCATTTATTTTTCAGAATTTTTACTCTTTAATTGGCCATTCAAACATTGAGAGGTGAAAGAAATGATCGCCTTCAATTTCATCTAACCATACAGCGCACCATGAACTGTAAACTTCGCAATTACGAACAGTATAAGTTTCGCCAACCTTTAAGTTGTCTTTGGCGAATTGAATGATGTTGGTGTAGTGCGGGTAGAATATTCCTTTGGCGTTTTCAAAACGAACTTTATCGCCGACGCTAGGCCATTCCCAGCTTCGGTATTTGTATTTTGTTTTAAATTCTTCTTCTGTCATAATTGCTTTTGGAGTTCGTTTTATCTTGCTGTTAGCAACAAGATATTCATAAATCTTATCTTCCTCACTCATTATCCGAACGGATCAAAGTTTGACATTCCATGTAGGAACAATGCTACTCCAAGTACAGTTGCTGTAAAAAAACCACCCCAATATGGACCACAAAAGAGCCAATCAGGGATTTCAATAGCTAATACTAGTAATGTGTTCATTTTTAATAACTTTCATGTTCGTCAAGTTCATTCTCTAGTTTAGAGATTTTGCTCTCCAAGAATGTAATGTATCCTCTCAGATTGTCAATAGCGTTTTGGTGTTGCCTTAGTTCTTGATTGAGATTATCGAACTGACCTTCTGTTCTTTTAGCTGCCATTTCACGTATGCCTTTTAGCCTTAGTTCTGCAAAAGCTTCTTTGGTGACTGTTTCAATGTTGGCATTCCATTTGTCTTGCTTGCTTGAGTATTCTTCAAGAGCTTTAACAACAATGTCTTCTATGTCTTTGTTTTTCATAAATTATTCTCTCCAATGTTTATTTGGAACTCCTCTTTTATCTGCTACATATTGTGCGACACCATCATATCCACTTTCCCTATACATGTCAAATAGTTTCGCAACATCACAGCTTGGCAAACTTTCTGCATCAGACCCAAGTGCAAAATAATCGTTGACGTTGATGTAAAGGTTTATAGTGCCATCTCCATAATCATTGCCAGAAAATAAGACACCATTTTCCAAGAGAAAAGCAAGCATGTCTTCTTCGTTTGGCACTTTTTGACCATTTATATCAAAGTAGTAATTGCGTTCGATTGTGACTGTTTCTGAATATTCCATAATTATAGACTTTTAATTCCTGTGGAGAATGTTTCGGCCATTTTCTTGTATAGCTTTTCTTCTTCTGTTTCTAGCATGTTTGTTAGATAGCGAAGAATGTGGTATTTTTGTTCGCAGCTAAAAGGAACTGGCTCTTCGTACATAGAATGCGTTGGATAATCCAAGCGTTCCATGACTTGATTAAATAAGTATTGAGCTTCTGGAACGAGTTTCATTTATTTTTTATTTAGTTAAAAGAGCTTCAACAATCTTTTCAGCGTTTTCTTGAAAAGATGGGTAATAAATTGTATTAAATTCTTTGCCGTGTTTGTCAATAAACCACTGCCAATCCTTGCGAGCTTGTTCACTCATTGGAACTCCTTCTTTGGGCTTAGCTTCACTAGCTTCACGAATAATATCCATAACCTCATCTTGTTTATCTTTTGCAGCAGCAAGAATTTCAGCTTTGTGGGGATAAACAATAGAACGAATTGTTTTAGAACCAGGAGCTACTTTTATAAGCCACCAGCCATCCTGCAATCCATCTAGCGCCCAAGGATCGTTGTGTTCGATGTATTTTTTGCCGACTTTTTTATAGAGTTGAGTTTTGTGAGAAATTCGTGTGAGAGCATTCATGGGGCGAGTAATTGTTTGAGTTCGTTTATGATGTCTTCTAACTTGCTCATTTTACCCTTTTGCATGTAAAAGTCAACCTCATTTTCAACAAATGTATAACCATCTTCCCACTCTACCAAATCACCTTCGTAAGATGAAATTAGTTCTTTTAGTTTTGTTTTTAACTCTGTGCTCTCTTTAATGAATTTTGACATGCGGTTTGCTCGGTCTTTGATGTCTGGACGATCAATTAAAATGCTTTTTAATTTTACTTGATTGTCATGATTGGATTTCCATTGATGCACTTCTTTCTTGAGAGACTCAAGAGCTTCGCAGGAGCAAATATCAGCAATACGCCAATCTCCATTCCAGCCCTGCATTTTAACATAAGTGGAAACTTTAAGTGCAGATTGAATAATATCGCTTGGAATGGCAACGTCTTTAATCATAGATTGTTTTAAATCTTCCAAGTGGTTGTTGATACATAGTCTCCACATTGATTGCATGGATATTCGTCGCTTTCAAATTCATCGTATGGAAACACTTCAACCAAATCGGTAAGCGAGCGACAACCATTTTTGATTTGTTCGTTAAGCCTAAGGCATAGAAAGACAAAAATCTGTTCCTGCTGTTCTGCGGAGATTTCTTGCAAGTCTTTGCCATCAAAAGTCCAGCCATGAGATGTGCAACGATCTGTTTTAATGATTTTCATAGGAGAGGTAATTGTTTTTTTTGTTTTAGAAAAAATTTTATCGTAGTTTTCCCAATAAGAGGGAAGATTTGCGCCTTTGCGTAGTGTTGATCCTTTACCTGCTGACATTTTTTTTATTTATTTAACTGTTTTATAACCTTGATAGGGCTGCTGCCCAAGAACGTTGGGTGATAAGGTTTTATACCAAGAACCTCTCACGCAAACCTCGCCTTCTTCGCCAGAAACTTCGCAAGTTTTTTTGCAAAGATATTCGGCGAAACTAATCATCCCTTGGATTTCTCTGTCGCCGCCAGAAAAATAGAAACGAAGTTCTGCAAATTTTTCTTTGATTTGGTCAATTTTTACCTGTGGCGGATAGATTTTTTTCCATTTTGTATATTTATTCGCTCTGCCAAAAACATTACGAAGAAGTTTACAAAATGATTTATTTAGTTCGATGGCTTTTAGCTTTGGAAAATGCTTCATGAGCCAAGGATGAATTCTGCTAAGGAACAAGTATAAGTAATGCCAAGTGTAGTATTTTTTAGAAATGATCTCTTTTTCTGTGCGATATGTGACGGTTAAGTAGTCCTTAATTGCGCCACAAAGATCATCAACGATTTTCTCCCAGCCTTGAGGAACCCAAATTCCACATGGGCATTCTGTTTCTCCAAGCTCGTTCTTGTAAAACAAGCTTGGATATTTATTCATTAGGCGTGTTGAGAAATCTTCCATATTAAAATTTAAATGAAATTCCTTGAATGTAATTACCAAGATTAATAATCTTGCGTGAGACTCGACCTAAAAATTTGCCAAAAGCTCTTTGCATTTTACCCCTAAAGGTTTTTCCAAATTTAATGGATTCTGATAGTTTTTTTTGAAATTTTGCTAAGCGCTCTAATCTTTCTGCCGAATTCGTCTCTTCATATTTTACTAGAGAGGTTTTTTGCAAAACTCCATCAATAAATACAAAATCCATTTCAATCCAAATATCAACTGTTTCGGACTGTAAAGAGTCGTAAGTATTAATTGTGCAGGTTTTATTGTATGGAATTTTTTCTTTTGAAATCGGTTCCAAGAAGCCTCCAAAAGGGCCGTTTTCCTCAACCCATCTTTTTTCGACTTTCTCCTCAAAAAGCTTACCTTCTTCAATAAAGAAATTTGACAATGAACAGTCAAAATCTTTGGTTTGCCAACCAAGTTCGTTTTCACCCAAAAGGGTTAAATATTTGTCAACTTTGGGGTCCGTTCCTTGAATAACGGATTTGTTAAAAATGATAGTGTCAAAAAGGCCCATTTTTTTTATTAGTTAAAGTTTGGTTCACGAAGAAGCTTTTCGATCTTTTCAATGTTGTTAATGATAGCATCATGACTCATTGCAACGCGACCATTATAAATGCCTAAGCAAGGAGAATAAAATTGTTCATAGTATTCCTTTTTCTTTCTCATGATTTCGAGATCGGTTTGTAATTGACTGATTTGGTCTTTGAGTATTTGTTCGTCCATATTAATCTATAAAATAGAAATTAGAAATTGTAACTGAAATGCTATAGTGGTCTTTTGTTCCGTCTGGAATGAAGATTTCGTTTGTTTCATCTAGCCAACCAGTTTGGCCGTAATTAATGTCTCTTTCGTTTTTGCCAGTATAAACAGCGCGTCTCATTTTATCGTTTAAAAATAGTTGTAAAAAATGGTTCTTTAACAGAAAGAGCAGCAATTAACATGATGATAAAACAGATGATGGTGTCCATTCTTTAATGTAGCTTTCTTTTAGAGAGAGTCAAATGTTTTGATAAGGTTTTTCGCGAAACCATTTTGTCAAAATAAACTTTTCGCCCTCTTCAACTGGCATGCCCCAATGCTTTGATTCGGGAATGTTAGAACCGTCTTTGGTGTTTTGCCACAAAATCATTGTGCCAGTTTCGGGTTTTGTTTCTAAATCTATTTCTGTGAATTTAGTGTGTCCACCCTTGGGAGTATCATTCAAGTAGATCATGGCAGTCCAAGTGCGGTTTCCATACAGTTCCAACTCTCGTTTTTGTTGTTCTGTCAAAGGAAAGAAAGAATCAAAATGAGGTTTAAATTCTTCGCCAACTTTATAGTATTGGCCCTGAATTTGTTCGCTGTATTTTTCTGGAATATTAATGATTTTTGAAACCGCATCTTCGATTTCATCAATCACAGGATCAGACTTGCGAAACAAATGAGCAGTCGAGCTTGTGCGAAAGTCAGAAATCTTACTGCCTTCATTGTCATAGTCAATCACAGAAGACTTTTGACAGCGATTCCTGATGACTTGAATCATGCGAACGCACTGGTCTTCTGTTAAGGCGTTTTTGATTTTAAAGATATTTAATTTATCAGACAGCTTTTCTGCGCCAAATTTAGTTGTTAAATTCTCGATTTCAAGAGCAGGGGGCGCGTCTTTAATTTTTTCAAGAATGTCTGGCATGGAGAATTCTGTGATAATCAAGTTTTCATCAAAGCCTTTTTCAAGTAAAATCTGTGCTAATTCTCGTTTTTGAGAACCTCTACGAACATTATCCCAAATCCAAAACTTCCAAGAATCGTCAAAGCTAGTCTTTTTCATATTAAACATACGATGCTCAAGGTGTAAGTATTACTGTGAAAATAGATAAGAAAGCTCGCTCTATTTTAAACTCTTTTCCAAAAGATGTTCAAGACTATTTTCAAGAAATCAGCGAAAAATGTAAAAAACACCAAGTCAAATTTCGCGTGTCGAGTGGGTGCAAGGTGTATTCTGGTAGTGGAAGTTGCGGCGGTTTCTTTTCCGACTCTCATAAAGAGCTTGCAATTGCAATCAACATCCCTTTGAAATGGGTGATTGCTATTCTTGTTCATGAGGATTCTCATTTTGACCAGTGGCTCAATCACCAATCAGATTGGCACGATCCAAAAGTTTCCCGCAATATAACTTATTTTTTTGATTGGCTATCGAAAACAAAAAATATTAAAGACCCAACAGAGAGCGCCAAATCTGTGATCTCTCTTGAGTCTGACTGCGAAAGACGGTCCATTAAAAAAATAAAAAAGAGATGGTCGCACATTATTTCGCCAGAAAATTACGCTCAGTCTGCTAATGCTTACATGTTTTCCTACTTGTATATGGCTTATTCGCGCAAGTGGATTTCTAAAAGCGTAAATATTTATAGTAAATGTTTTTATAGAAATTTCCCGCAAAAAATCCTTGGTAAGTTTGAAGGGTTATCGGAAAAATATTTCGAACTCTTTAATAAAAATGATAAAAATGCAAGGGCGGCTCCAAATAGAGCCGCCCTGCGTCCTACAAACCGAAGTCTATAAGAGGGGTATTATTTATCTTTGGCCTTGCCAACATTGAGAGCTAGCCAATCCACAATCTTGTAGAGTTTGCCAACCCAATTGTTGTCTTTGGGAGTAGGTGTGAGTGCAGCAATAGCGGAAGCTGCTGCGACAACAGCAGTAACAGCGTGAACAAGATCAAGTTGATGAGTGAGAATCCAAGTAATCATACTACTCTTTACACTTTTGATCGAGCCAAAAATTTACTATTTTTAGAAATAATTTGTCTGATCTTTTTTCGCACAATTCTTTGATCTTTTTTAAGTGCTCGCATGAGCAGTCTTTAAGCATAACAAAAGATATTGGTTTATCTCCATTGATTCCAAATGTTCCCCAAATAGTATTTTCAGCTTGCCACTCAAAACTTTCAGTGTTTGGGATTTCTTCGGGGCTTAGAATTTTTACTTCATTATAATTCCAAACACCATATTTTCTTGGTTCTCTATGACTTTTTCTCCAATCATTATAGAGTTCTGCAAAAGTTTGTGGAACCTCAAACCAAATTTTTACTCCCCAAAATCTACCATAAGGTTCTGAATCTCCAATATTAGGCTGACCACCATCAGCCATGATATAGTCTGCTCCCTCTCCTACTGTAATGTAGTCATAGCGAGCGACAGATGCGACAATCTGTTTGTTGTTCGTCCAGCCTTTTAGTTTCATATTATCTAATCATTAGATATTGATGCAGCATAATATCATTTGGATGAGGTTTCAGCTTGTCTGGAATTCTAGCATCTTTGAGTTCATCTTTTGCTTGATGAAAAGTTTTACCATCTCGCTCACATTTTGCAATTAAAACAGCAGCAGGGCTTCTGCTGTAACCCGCAAAGCAATGAATTAGTAGCTTATCAATGGGAATAAGCTCACGTACAAACTCAATAATTTGACGAACGTGCCCTTCGGTGGGCGCATATTTTGCATTTTCGGGATCAACTGCAACAGAAATAAATGTTTCGTCCCCAAAATCTAAAAACAAATATTTTTTACCTTCGCGAAATTGTTCTGGAAGAAAATGTCCAAGAGAAATGATGGCATCATAATTTTTGGCGTATTTCTCTGCATTGGCGAAGTCTGTGAAGTGATTAACTGTGTTCATGATCTAATATAGCTTAATATCCAAAAGCGTCAAGTGTGTATTTGAAGGGATTGCCTTCAATGTTTTTAACGAGGTCGAGCATAGTGGCAGCAATATCGCGAATCTCTTTCTGTGCTTCTGGCTTGTTGCGAAGTTCTAAGAAGTGGCAAAAGCTTCTCCAGTTAAACATTACGTCAGCCTGAATCTGACTGTTGTATGTCTTGAAGAAGCGAGCGCTTTCTTTGGCACGTTTGCGTCCAAGAACAGGTTCAAGCTCTTTCAAACATTGATGATAAAGTCTATTGCCCTCTTCTGTGTATTCTTTGAGAACATCAGCCCAACTATATACACTGATAGACTCATGTGAGTTGCCTGCACATCCATCTTCATCTGCTTCATCCAATGCAACCCAATCATCAGGAATATAAAACTTATCTTCTTTCAGTTCTTTATACCGAGCACTCTCACCATTGATTGAAACACCAATACGATGCTTGAGCAAATGGATATGGCTAGCAATGTCGCAATCCACAAGAAAGTGAAGACTGCTTTTTTCAAAAGGTGTATGATGTCCTGCATCTGCAAGCATTTTTAATAGTTTAGGAATACGTTCGCGCTTTTCATCTGTGATGTCTCTACTGGTGCTTGTCCATGCAGAGCAAGCATGAATTTCATCTGATCCATAAACGCCTAAAAGTTCTACTTTGTTATTCATAATTTATTAATTCGGAGTTTTGTTCTAAAAGATATGAGACAATGTTAACGCATTCTTCTGCACTGAAATTAGTTTTCCAATCACAAACTTCACAAATAGCCTCCACCTCTTTCATGTAGAGTTTGTAGAGTTTTTCTTTATTGATTTTCATTCTGTAATTCTTTTATGCGAGCTTGTAGTCTTTCAATGTGATGTTGAATATCTTCCACAGTATCGCTTGGCCATGTGCCATAATATTTGTCTTTCCAATAAACTGCATCGGTTTCTGCAACCATTAGGTCACTTAGGAGATTATCAAAATTAACCTTATCTTGTTCATCTGTCAACAAGTTTTTGATCTTGACTCGCAAAGGTAATGTAATTGTACACGATTTACAGGTACATTTTTGATTTTCCATAATTATGTCCACATGTAGTCGCGATACTCAACCATCTGCTTGAGGATGTTGGAATCAGTCTCGCTAATGAGTTTATCCATTTGATTCACATTACTATACAATTGATCATAAGTCCAACCCTTCATTTCTGGAGGCAATGGATGTGGTGGGTAACAAGCGTCTTTTTGAGCTTCGCAGTTCGGCCTGCCTTCTTTGATCCAGTGAGCGGCGGAATCAAGCCAGTTCTTGAATTCACGATGCTGCGGCGTTCCATCCCAATTAACAAAAGACTCATCAGCCTCTTTCTTAAAGCTGAGAATCATTGCAAAATTAACATCAACAACAAGACTAGTAATGTCAGCCCAAGTGCGGGGAATTGCTTTACGAATTTCTTGATGCTTAGGAAAGAAGAAGCATTGAATCTTATATTTAAAATCTTTAATTCTGCGCCACATGATGCTAAAATACAGGCGCACATCCTCTCGAAAGAAGTATTGGATTGGATAATCTTTCTTTGTTTGCTTTTTCCAAGCACTCCAGCCTACAGTGTCATCGCGTGGATTCCATTCGAGGCTGCGGGGCTTTTTATACCAGAGGTCTTTATTCATATTTGTATTATGCAGAGATTTTTTCCTTTGTCAACTCGCGAATGCGAAAAATAGCTAAATCTTTAAATTTTAATTCTGTATCCCAATAAACATCGCGGCCAAAACTATTAGGAATTGAAACTGGCATGTCAGCATGTTTGCGAGTGCCGTCAATGCCCTCGCTGTAATGGAAGATGGGCGTAACAGGCCAAGTCTCGTAAGCAAGATTGAAGGCTTCTTCGGCAGTCAAATCGTCGTGCAAAATACTATGATGCAATGAATCATAAGTGACAGGAATCTTGCGCGAATTATAAAAGTACTTGATAAGATTCTTGATGCCCCAAACACCTTTGGCATTGTCATTGTTTTCGAGCACAAGACGTTGACGAATATTGTCGGGAAGAGAATCATAAACACTCAAAACTTTATCAGCAAGTTTTTGAGGCTCTGATGTTTCCTGTCTTACATGTATGTTAAGAGGCGAACGATAGTCTTGCGGCAAATCAAGCAGGTCAAAAACCTCTGCATGCTGCTGTAGGTCAAGAATGCTGTTGTCGATGCAGTCTTGATTGCTGGAAGATAGCGTGATGTATTCGCTTGGGTGCGCTGACAAACGAATCGGATGAGAAGAGAGCGACTGCTTGATTGAATTGCAAACAGCAACAATGCTTGCGTAATTAGGCAAGTCTGCAATGCGAAGCAACACATCTTTATGTGTTAGAACTGGAGCAAGAGAAGACGAGAGGCGATAGCCTTGAATATTATTCAGTTGGCAAAAACAAATAGTATTGAGTGTCATCTTGAAATTATGCAAGATTCGCTCGGAAAGCTCTTGTATAGCAACGTTACGAGGCAGCTTGGTAAACTGCGTGTAAGTCATAGAGCGAAAGCTCTGTCCGTTGTCAGATAGTGTTTTTGAGATACAGCAAAGTGATAGGTTCATGGTTTACAATACCACTCTGCTGCTCCTTGTCAAGACAAGATTTAATAATTAGGCTGCGAACAAAGAATATGATTAATTTCTTCTTTGATTTTTTTAATCATTCTATGTTTGGCAATATAAATAGCGCTAGAATTGATCTTGTATTTATGCATTAGATTTTCATTTTTTAAATCATTAAAGTGCAAATCATAAAAAATCATATAGTCTTTGCTTTTATGATCTCTGCCTAGATTTTCAAAAGCTTGCATGAGAAGCTCTCTCTGATAAGATTTTTCTTGCGAAGCATCAAAATCCTGTTTTTCATCAGGCTGCATTTCCATCAAAAGATCATCGCCGCTGGTGATTTGCTTGTTTTTTCTTTGATTGCGCCGAACAATGTCCACCATGCGCCACTTGGCAAATGTTGTTACCCAAGAATGAATCTTGCCTTTGGCAGAGTCGAACTTGTTTTCTTTGAAGTGGTTTGCCATTGAAACAAACACTTCTTGCACAACGTCATCAACGTCCTGTGAAGGCAACTTATAGCAGTAAGCTAACGATCTTAGATAATCATTAAATTGAATAAAAAAATCATTCCAGCTTTGGCTATTTCCCCAATCGGAAAGCTCTTGTTCTTTGAATTCGCTCATTGATTGGAATTGTGTGGTCTAAATTTAGAAACCTCGTCTTGAAGAACGGAGTATTTTTTGTGAGAATGCCAGATTTCAGTGACATCTCCGCTGACGTATTTGCCTTCTGTTGTAATCACAACAGACTTTGGGGGCAGAAATAATTCTGGAGGTTGCTGGTTAAATTGGCTATCGGGAATGGGTTTTGTTTGGCAACAGCCACAAGCAAGTAGAATAATAGTTAACTTTTTCATTTTTTGAAATCTGCTAAGAAAGAGTGCATTTTTTGCTGCTCTTCAATAATTTCTTCGTTTAGGTTGTCAGCTTTCTTTTGAGCTTGCGAGTTTGGAATGTTTCTTACCTTGTCTCTCTCGCTTGAGAGTTTATCAATTCTAGAGTCAAACTTCTCTAGAACATCAAAAAGAAAAGATTTATTACGCAGCTTGAGGTATTCGACCCCAAGCTGCAATAACAAAGGAATTGCATCCAGTATTTTCACGAATGCTTTTTAAGCGCGTTAAAAATGGTCTTTTCCTCTTGACCAGCCTCACACTCACAGATGTAGCCGCCAATGTGCTTAGCGCAATCCATAGCCCAAACATACGCATCAGTGAAATACTGATCGTAAGAAGCTTGATGTTCGCCTTTTTGATTATAAACTGAATACCACTTAATACCTGATTTCTTTTGCATGTTATTGTTCGTTATTGCTTGTTGCTTGTGCTCATTTTGATAAGGGAATCGTGAATCATGTGACGAGTTTCCCAGTCAATGATGCGTTCATTCTCGTCTTTTGGTAGCTCGGAAGTTACCTGCTCCAAGTTCAAGCCAAATGCTGAACAGAGAGCTTTGATCTTTCGAAGAACGCCGATTTCCTTATACTTTAAGACTGCCCAACAGAGGTCAATCTGTTCTGGCTTGCTTTTTTCAATTGCCTTGGCAAGAGTATTGCTCATAGGGATTTTTTTTATTTATTTGTTTTGTTTGTGTTTGCTGTGGTGCTTACTATTCTACAATAGTAAGGATTTTTGTCAAGGCTTCTTTTGATTCTTCTAGCGCTTTTTCTTTCCAACTGTTTAGATAATAGCTTTTAATTTCAGAAAGAAGGAACTGGGTTTTCCCAACTAATTCTTTTTCATTATCAATGATGCAATAATCAGGTACGTGATAACCAGACAAGGCAATGGTATTTTTACAGCTATAGTCAAATAGAGTAAGAACATTATAATTGAGAGCTTCGTAGAATCGGTTAGCCAAACCATTATAGTTGTGGTGGTTAATTTCATCCTCAATGTAGAGGCTAGTCTGGAAATTAGAGAGTCCTTCTTTTGACCAGTTGATGCGGTCAATAAATGGCCCGCTGACTCCAATTGTGTTAAATTTTTCACGATTTTTTTGATGTGTTGAAACGGTTACTTTGCCCTTTAAGTATTTACGAAAGGACGGTTCACGATTTTTACGAAAAGAACCGTAATAAATGCAGCCTGATTTTTCACTTTTTACTTCTTTTGGGTCAAAAATTAATGCATTTAAATTAATAAAGTGCCAATTGTCCACATATTTCTCCACAATTTTAGAGATGTTTGGGCTATGATTGGCGATAACTTCATATCGACGACCTTCTTTAACAGCCATCCATAATGCTCTTGGTTCGCCAAGATTATATTCGTTGGTGATGTGAAACAGTTTGGCTTCTGGACTAGCTTTTAGCCAAGCATAGTCAACGTAAGAATAATGGCTTGCATGATTAAAAATGATTCGATCATAGCCACTTTTAATGCTGTCATTAACTGTTGGGTAGCTCCAGATGAGGTCTGCCTCATGACCACTTTGAATCAAGAAGTCTTTGATCTTTTTGGCGTTTAACCAGTGCAAGTTTTGAGGTTCTTTTATTGAACCCTTGTGAGAATCAATGATTAAGTATTTCATAGAGGAAAGAATTCAATTGCTAAACGGCCTAAAGAATCATCAATGTGAGCATAGCCTTCAATGATAAAGCGATCCTCAATCAAGAGCGTCTTGTAAATTTCAAATGGAAATTCTCCGCGATCAGGAACTTTCACATAATGCAGAGTGTTTCCATCAAAAGAGATGCTGCAATTTTCGAATTCTTTTTCCATCCAATCCAAGTGGGATTTGTTGTTTGCCCCAATTATTTTAATTTTTCCAGTCATGTTATAACTTAATATGTATATTTGAAAGTGTCAACGTCTTTTTCAAAAATTTTTTCAATTATCTTTTTGGTTTTAGAATTGTAATAATCTTTATAATCTGATCTTTTGCTTGAATTTTCGTGAGGAATATCAGCAGTGATGTGTTTTATTTCGCAAGCGTCAAGCATTTCTTTAAAATCATTTTTAAGATTTTCAAAACGCAAAATAAAGTTTGGTTGAAATGATCCGTTGAGCCATTCAACTTGTTGATGAATGCCAATAAAGTCTTTTGTGTTGTTCGCGTGATTTTCTTCCATAATTTCGCAAAAATCTTCAAAAACAATATCGCTAGAATGATTATATAAATCTCCAAGCTTATTTTCTTTGGCAAATTGAAACATGGACACTGCTCGATCAAAAGGATTTCTCACAATAGCAAATGACATGTAATTTTTAACTAAGTTACCAAAAATACCATAAATTTCATTTGGTTTGGCATGCGTTGGAGAAAACCACTTTTTATAAAGTTTATTTTTAAAAAGAGCGTCATTAAAAATTTTCTCATGCTTCTTAATTAAATTAAGATCACCAAGATGAGAATAAATAGAAGTGCTGGCGTTTTTAGGAATACGAATAAAAATAACGCTCCAAATCCATTTATGAATGCATGGTGCAAACTCTAGCATTTTGGCCAAACTTTAAATTTTAAGTTATCAAAAATATCAGAGAACTTAATGATTGAAATCTCGTCTTTGCGACCCTTGCGCTGATATATCTTGTAGAGAGCGTTTTTTGACGCATCTACGCGGCTATCTTGGTCAACTAACTTGAGGCAAAGCTTCCATAGGGCAGAGCGATTAACCATGATAAAATCATTCTCTCTTTCAAAAGCAATGAATTCTGCGGCTCCAATTAACCATCCAGCATTGCCTGCGACATTTAAAAACTCAACCCAAATTAAATCATCGCTTGTCTCAGAATCGCTTCTTTTGATTTTTTTTCTTGCTTTAATGTCTATTGAGTAAATTGGATAGCCTTCTTTTGAGAGAAACACATCAATGTGAGAGAGTTGCTGCTTGCGATCCGCTTGAATAGCTTTCCAACCTTGTTTTTCCGCGATTGAAGTAAACAAGCTTTCTGCGTCGTGTCCTTTCTCGGAACACTCTCCTGTTCTGTCGAAACGATTACGGTATCTCATAATATGCGAAATCTTCTAAAAATTTAAAATTAAAAAGTTTTTTAGAAATTGCAATGAATTTTTCTTTTTTATATTTTCTTCGCACATTTCCAGCTATGTATTCTACATCATATTTGGTCTTAATCAAGTTAAAAATTGCCAAGGCAGCTTTGGATGTTAAATTTCGATCAAAGTTTCTTGATGCTGCAAAAACAAATTCGCAAGTTTTTGAAGGATTTATGATTTCAATAGCGCCGTTTGGTATTTCAAGAGTTTTTTTGTCAAGATCGAAGCAAATAAATCCCAATAAAGAGCCATTAACGGACGCAAAAAATATTTTAGTTTGTTCTGTCAAGTATTTAAAATGCTGTTCGTATTTACTTGTTCGAGATGACAAAGTGCGGCTTTTAAAGTCCAAAGGTCGAGAACGATCAAAGAACTCGTAGTAAAGCAGTTTAAGCTGTCGGCTTTGTTCTTCATCTCCAAAAAATTCGTGTAATTTATAGTTTAAATAGTTATTATTTGTAGTCATGCCCATTAACAATAAAGTTTCTAAAGACCTACTTGATTTAGAACCAACAGCCGTATTAGAGTTTTATAAAATCTATTATGATACGGTTAATGAGCCTGACTCTTTCTTTCCATTCCATCCTTGCTCTAATGGTTTAGAAGGAAAAATTGTTTTTAACAATATTGCTTATGTGCCTTTGGCTGTTGAAGTTGAGGATTTTGAATCAAATATTTTCAATAGGATTAACCGCCCAAAAATTAGAATCAGCAATGAGCAATTGATGATTAGCCAAATCTTGCGTCGAAAAAATGATTTTAAATTTGCCAAGCTGGAAAGAACTAAAATTTTTGTCAAGTATATTGATGACGTAAATTTTGAGGGAGGAATTAATCCCTATGGAATCGCAGACTCAAATTCAGAAATTTCTCGCGACTCTTATGTAATTTCTCAAAAAACTCAGGAAAACAAGTCTCTTGTAGAGTTTGAATTGACTGCTCCGTTTGATTTGGAAAACTTTTCTATTCCTGGCCGCTTAGTTATGGGAAGATATTGCTATTGGCAATATCGTGGTTTGGGATGTCATTATTTTGGCGCACCCGTTTGTCAAGAAGATGATTCTCCATTCACTTACGTTCCAACAGGCTCTTTTAACTTTCAGAGCACAAACAATGAGTGGCGCTATGGAATTACTTATAATGCGGGAACTATTGTGTATGTTTCAACACCAAAAGACCCTTTTAGAACTTGGTATGTTTGCACGGAGAGGCATCTTTCTTCTGAAAATAATATGCCTGGATTAGACAACGTGCCTTGGGAAAAAGACGGATGTTCCAAGTCTATTGGCTCATGCAAAAAAAGATTTTATAATCAATCAATTTTTTATAGTGGAATCTCTGGTTCTTCTACTGTAACTGGTTCAGTTTACAATCCTGTTCCCAGCGCACAAACAGCCAATTTAACAACATTTTATTTACCTTTTGGAGGCTTCCCAGCCACGGATAACTATCAGTATGGACAATCCTATCTTAAAAAATAAAAGTTTTAAAAAGCTTCTTGAATCTATTCGCGAGCACTGTGATAGATATTTTTCTCTAGAGTGTTGCGGCTTTATTGGTAAAAAAGATAAAGACTATGTTGCTCAATTTGTCAGCAATCGTTCTCCGAATCCAAAAGACTTTTTTTGCGTTGATCCTCTTGATTATTTAAAATTCAAAAACGAACATGAGTTTATTGCATTACTGCATTCTCATATTGTTGGTGACGAATCATTTTCAACAATGGACGTTGCTAATGCCAAAGCTACATGTCTTCCATCTATTGTTTACTCTTTGAACACGAAGAAATTTGCTATTTATGAGCCAAATAATCACGAAGTAGATGTAAATACCCTAAAGAAGGTAAAAGGTTATTTATGACAGAAATTCATTTACATGGTATTTTAGGGCAAAAATATGGAAAATTGCATAAATTTTCTATTAAAGAACCTAAAGATATTGTTCGTGCATTAGAAGCTAATTACGAAGATTTCACAAAAGATTTAAAAGATTTATTAAATAATAATATTGTTTATTCTATAGTAATTGACGATCAATGGCTTCATGGCAGTTCGTATAATAAAAAAAATAAAATAAAAAAAATAGATTTTGTTCCAACAATATTAGGTGCTGGACCAATTGGTTTTGCAATAGCATCATTAATTGTCGCTGTTGCTTCAGCGGTATATTCCTACGTTCAGGCTGGAAAACAGAAATATCCACAAATCCCTGGAGCAGAATCAAATTCTAGCGCATCTTCTAAATCTCTAGCTTTCTCAAATAGAGAAAATATAGCAGAACAAGGTAATCCAGTACCTTTGGCTTATGGAAGATTAAAAATAGGTTCTTATGTTATTCAAAGCACAGTCAAATCTTTTCCATTGACACTGACGCTAACAGATGAGTTTTTAAATTCAACATCAAAAAAATCAGGAAACCAAGTAGCTATAATTGATTCTCCAGATTCAACACTAAGTAATCCAGCATATAATGAGTCATTTTTCTAAAAAAAATATTAAAGGAATTATTGGCGCTGGTGGCGGAGGTGGGTCTTCTTCCCCTCCTCCTCCAGCCCCGCCTACGCTTACTCCTCCAAGGCTCGGAGACTTACAAGCAATATCATCTTATGATTATTCAGAAAGTGTTGATTTAATATCTGATGGAGAGATTGATGGATTCGTTAATCCAAATGGAAAATATGTGGAGAATCTTGGATTGTTTGAGAGTATATATCTGGAAGATGTCGTTATTAGACAACCAGTTGATGAAAATTCTTCTGAGATTCAATCTCAATATGATTTAAGTTTCATACGAGAAGCATTTAATAATAGATTTTATAATAATGGATTTTTCTTAGAAACATTAGCGTCTAATGTGTCATCTTTTGTGGGAAATAATGGAAATGGAATTAGTTTTTCTTTTTTAGCTTCAAGAAATGATATTTCTAGTAGTATTTTTAATACTTTATCAAAAATAAATAATGATTACTCTTTAAACTCTAGTAATCAACAGACTCCTATCTTTAAACAATTGAGGATTTTAAATTCTCAATTTAATTTCTCGTCCGAAAGAGAAGTTCAGTCTTATCTTTTATCAGATTACCCTGATAATTTAGCTGATGAATATCCATTTTCTTCTATTAAAATATCTTTTGATATTTTGATAGATTCTAATTATTCTTACTCAACAGACGATCTATTTAAATTTGAAAATGATATTTATAATCAAGTTTATTTAAATTTAGAATCAACTGAGCTTCAAAATAAAAAAATATTGTCGTCAAAAAAAGCTATAAATTTAGTGTATTTTTCTCAAAAAAATAATGTTACTTATCTTAGTGGAGATTTTTATATTTTCTTGTACAAAAGAAATGGTTTCTTGTTACAAAATGGTATTGATGCAGTCATTAAGGAAGTTAAAAGCGCAAAAATATTAAAAACATTTGCAAAATTCAATTACGCTAACGCTTCTTTAGAGACTAGAAATGGAGAAGATTTACAGAAACCGTTAAGCTTATTTAATAAAACTTATTTAACTACTAATTATGGAGTAAAATTAAGAGGCCCATTCCAAAAAGGTCAACCAGTATTAACTTTGTTAAACAGAGATTTTAATCAAGCAGATACAAGATATAATCAAAATAACGAAGCATCAAGAAGTGGATTAATATCTGATTCTGATGTTGTCATCGGGGGGTCTTTTCTTTCTAAAGAAGAATACGCTGCTTGTAAAAATTTACATACATATTTGTTTAGAGATGATGCTGAATTTAATCAAAATGTGTCTTCCATAAATAATTATGGAGAATCTGCCAATTGGCGTAAATTCAAAAATATTACTATTTTAAATAATATTATTACCGCAACTTTTGAGTCTATTATGCCTTATTATCCTTATTATACAGCAATAGAATTAGTACGTTTCGACAAAAATACTAAAATTTTTGATAGGTATTATACTTTCCAGTATACGTCGCCTGCTGGAAACCCATTCACGTATCCATTTTTAAATAATGGTGTTACTTACATCACTTCTGCTGATCAATTTGATCCATCGTACAGTCCAAATTCCTATCTTCAAGTATTTCCTGTGTTTTGTCGAGTTTTGCTCGACAAGGCTTTCGATCTGGAAGGAAGTGACGATACAAGAAAAACAACAACATCTATCGACAGCTTTAGCGATTGGAATAAAAATTATACAAAATATATTTACGAACCTTCTTCAAGAATTACGCATGTTATCTTGAATCCAAATGTGGATCAAGTTTTTATAACGTTAAATGTTAACGCATTAAACGATACTGCGCATCGAGGTGATTTAACTTTATTAAAATCTGATGGATCAATTGAAACAACTAGCGCTGGCTCATCAATTCCTTCTGTAATTGAACTTATTGTGGAAGCTGGATACCAAAATTTAGACGGAACAGAAGAAATTTCTTTGCAGAGAAAATATCAAATTAGAGGGTTAGTTAGCTCATCTGTTTATATTGACATTGGTAGAGAAGAAAATGCACAATCTATTCAACAGTATAGTCGCTTTATTTTAGGAAGCGAAAATATAGCTCAACCAATTACCGTTCCAACAAGCCAAGTCGGCAAAACGCGATTTGTAAGAGCTTACCGCTTAACATACGAATCTTACTCTTCCCTGATCAGACGCGAAATTTATTTGCAAAAAATTACTGAAATTATTAATGTTCCATTTTCTTATCCGAATTCTGTTATTTGTGGATTGAAATTAGATGCTAGATCGCTACAGAACATTCCATCTCGCAGCTATGACGCGAGATTTAAAAAGGTTTTTGTTCCAAGCAATTATTTTCCTTTAAAATCTAATGGCCAAGATAAAAGATATATATCTAGATCAAACATTGCATCTTTTAATAGTTTGAGTTCGTTAGACGATCAAAAAATAATTTATAGAGGTAATTGGGATGGAACGTTTAAACTAGCTTGGACAGATAATCCTGTTTGGGTCTTATTTGATATTTTAATTAGTCGTAGATATGGATTGGGTAATTTTATTTCTCCATCTGAGGTTAACTATTGGGAACTTTACAAGATTGGGCGTTACTGCGATGCTGTTGACTCAAACGGCGTATTTGCTGGTGTTTCTTCAGCAGATGGAGGCTTGGAGCCTAGATATGCTTTTAATGGAGTGATTGCTGATAAAACAAATGTATTTGATTCAATCAAGTCTCTGATTGCTTGTTTCAGAGGAAACATGTTCTATACAAACTCTGAAATTAACTTTACGAATGATAGGTTAAAGCCAATTATGGCTTTCTTCAACAATGCAAATGTGAAGGATAGTATGTTTAATTACTCTAATGAGCGTAGAGATTCACAATACAATGTGATTGAAGTTACTTATTTGGATCGCGACGATTTATTCAAGCAGAAAATAGAATATATTGAAGACACTGATGACATTAAAGCTCGCGGTATTTTAAGAACAACTGCTCAAACTTTTGGCATTACAAGCAGAGCGCATGCTAAAAGACTTGGCGAACATATTATTTATTCAACAATCAATGAAGACGAAAATGTAGCTTTTGTCGGAGGATTAGAAACATTGCTCTGTCGCCCAGGAGATTTAGTTGCTATTAATGATGAAGTAAAAACACTTAAGAGACATGTTGGCCGAGTTTTAAATGTTGATCCAGTTACTAATTCTATTTACACTAATGTTTCTCTTAGATCGTCTGATTTTAGCTCTTCTGGGCTAACGGGAGAGATTTCAGTTTTAATTCCAACGGGAAAACTTCAGTCGGAAGACTTTTATAACTTGGCAAAATCCCCTAGTAAATTAAACATCTCTGAAATTTATCAAACAGATTTACCGATGAGAGTGACCTTCCAAAGCACGGGAAGGCAAGTTTCTCCATCGCTTAGTTACGGTTCAAACTTCTTTATTGATACTGGATGTTCTGGTTACCCACTATTTCAAGATATTCGGGTTGGCTCACCATGTTCAATCACAATTGCTAATACAAAGCAGCAAATTTACAAAATTCAATCCATCAAAGAATTAAACTTAAACGAGTACGAAATTATTGCTTCAAAATTTGATACTGGAAAATTTAGCGAGATTGAAAAAGGCGAAACAGGATTAATGCAAGATTTCTTTTCTGATTTCCCATCTGCAAGAAACACTAATGTAAGCGAAGGAAATGCAGTTACATTAGAAAATAAATTCCAATACGAACTTAAATTCCCTAGAATTTTGGCATTTGCAACTGGAAATTGGGATTTACAATTTGATACGGTTGATTTATCTGGACAATGGACAAGTGTTGCAGATGCAAACTCCTACAATGTTGAATTGATTACTCCAAAATATAGAAGCATCAAACAAATTGTAACTGGCACATCTGCAATTTTTGAAGATCAAACTGAGGTTGGCAGATTCACCTTAAAAGTAACTGCGCGAAATACTGGCTCTTATCCAAACCCAATATCTGCCACTTCTTCTTCAACAACAACTGTGCTTTCTTATACTGCCCCTGTGAGAAACAATGGAATTATTCAGGGGTTTGTAATAAGTAGATAATATGGCTACACCTACACCAGCGCCTCCGCCTCCTCCGCCTCCGCCTCCGCCTCCGCCGCCTCCGCCGACATCGCCACCGACATCGCCACCGACATCGCCGCCGACATCGCCACCGACATCGCCGCCGACATCGCCGCCGACACCAGCGCCAACACCAGCGCCTACGCCTACGCCTACACCTACTGCTCCTCCAACGCCACCGCCATCACCAACGCCTGCTCCTCCGCCTTGGACTCCTCCCATAACTCCATTCACTCCTCCACCTATTCCAATAGAAATTGGTTTTTATCCTTCTGAAAGTTCAGTAGGAACTGGAGTTAGTTTTTATTATTCAAAATTTAAAGACTCTACTTTTAATTTTCAATATAAAGATATTTATGATAATGAAATTACAAGCGATATTGATCTTGCTCAAAATCAAGGGTTTTCAATTTATGACTTTTCTTATCGGGTTTCTTTGTTATCAACAGGAGCTTGGCCTTCAACATCAGAGCCTTATATTGTAGCAGAAAATTTTGCCACAGATCAAAGAAGCTTATCTTTTAATTTTACCAAAGAAAAAAACGCTGAGCTTTTTAATTCAACTTCTGGAGAAAGATATTATTCTTTATTGTTTAACGTAAAAAACAGAGGTGTTGAGAACTCTGTTTTATCAACAATTTATCATTTGCCAGCGAATATTGATTCTGTAACTGTAGAAGATTATTACTCTTCTCAAGTAACTGGAATAGTTGATCAAGTATTGACATCTTGGTCTTATACTGGAAATGGTATTCTAACTGGATTTAGCATTCCAGGACATGTTAATCCATTCATTACTGGTTTAACCTCTGGTCTTTCTGAAGTTTTAAATTGGCAGTATTTTCCAACTGGAGATGTTTCTGGTTTTGCGGTGACTGGTTATGTAAATAGTGGAAATTTTTATAATGCATATTCTGGAGGAAGCTTGATTTCTCCAAGCGAATATGAGATAAAATTCACTAACCCAACTCCAGAAGTTAATTTCTTTAGCTTGCCAAGCGGATTTTTCTTAAGTATTGTTGAATCGACAGGCAATACTGGATTCTTGTCAACAAATTATAGGGCATTTATTGACGGCTTTGAAGAGGTTTCTGGAAACTATTCCATTAACGGTAATAATGAAACTTTGATTTTCAACATCCCTCCTTCTAGTGGCTCACCAATCTTGATCCAAGAAATAACTGGAATTAGTCAATTAATAAATAGCCCTTTAAGTGGGCAGGTTAATTTTACAGTTAACTTCGACACTGATTCTGTAGAGAACTATATTGTTAGATCGCTTGACGTTTATACTGGCGCAAATACTGGAGAGCAGCATTCTGTTTCTGGCTTTGGTTTATTAAAAACCATAAATTTTTTAGAAAACGCATCTTCTCAAGATTTTTCTGTTTTCGCTGGAGAAGTCCCAACTAATCAATTTATTTACTATAAATTCATACCAAATGATGATTTTGGCGCTGGTTATATTTTTAATGCTGAAACAAGTGGTTATTTATTTCAGCCTACTCAGCAATTATTTTACACAAACGCTATTCCACCGACTCTTTCTTTTGAAGGAAGAACGGGTAATTTCTTTACTGGTTTAGATTCGCCACAGTCTCAACCTAATTATGATGGAGCTTTAATTTATCAAACAGGAAGTTATGGACAAAATCTTTACTTAGTAAAGTCTGGACAGTGGAAAACTATTCTTCCTTATGAAGAAATCAGCGGAAACATTGACCAAAATTATATAAGATACGTTTCGCCCCCTCTAACCGCTTCATCTAACGGCAGAAAGGGCGACGTATCTTTTAGTGGAACTTATTTGTATGCTGCTACTGGAACAAACAAGTGGGGAAGGGTTCAATTATCTTCTTGGTGATTGAACGGCTTAAAGATCAAATAATCTGGCTGATTATCTTTTTCTTTGTATTTGTTTTTGAATACAATGACGTTTTGAGTAATAATTTCCCCATTCGGTCCCTGTAGAGTTACCTTCCCAGAAAGGTATTTATTGCCCTTCCCCTGCTTGAGCCATAGGCTTCCCAGATTGTTTTTCGACCAATTCGTAGAATTGTTTGGTTGCTTCGATGAAGTCTCTTCGTGCATAATGCGGAACCTTATTATACTGCTTCTTTAAGCGCTTGTAAACTCTTTTGTTGATCGAGTTGTCTTTGGGATTAGTGATTGCTCTTAGCTGTTTTGCGATTGTTTTTCTCATATTTTTTTAATATACGATTCAGTATCTTTTTTAAATCCCATCTTTTGATAAATTTTCTTTAATTTTTCAGAATTGGGATAGTTTTCGACACAGTTCATATTAATGTATTCGATTCCTTTGCTTTTTGCAAATTTAATAGCTTTATTATATAAGGCGAATGATTTTTTAGGATTTTTACTAATCCAAAAACATTCTGAAAATATTCTTTGATTTAAAAATGGATGTATGCTATCCGTAAACATAATCATCCCATCTACAAGACCATTTTCAAAATTTGCCCAGCAATAAATGCTGCTATTTAACATTGTTGAGTGTGCAAAAGAATCAATAACAGAGTTAGGATTAATAGCTAAATATGCGTGACCATATTTGGTGTTTTCCTCTTTAAAAAGAGCTTCTAAATCTCTAAAAGCTTTTTCAAACTCTTGGCCAGATGTGACCTTTTTAATCATTTAGATACAATCGAAAGAAGTTTGCGGCTTTCTTTGATAGGAATGTCTTCAAAAGAATTCCAATTTGCAGCTTCTTCATTCTTGTATGTTTCGTCTTTCCAAAGCTTTCTCAAATGCTTTTTGAAAGCTTCAAAATCTTCGCAGCCAAGATTTTGTTTGGCAGAGTTTTTGAGAGCGCTCTGTGGCGTTAGCGATTGAACGATTGACTCACTCTCTTCGTAAGCGACTTTATTTTTAGACTTATCAATTTCATCGTCACCAACAATATGAATATTAAGATAATTGCGAACAGAGCGAACAAAAGCGCGATTTTCAGCAATAGGTTCCAAAAACTTAATGCCAAATCCTGAACAATTCTCAGAGGTTGCGTTTGCTGTGCTAGTAAATGTTTGAGCATTGCCGTCGCTTTCATAATTTGGCATCCAACTAATGCAGCAAACTGCTGTGGCGTAATGAGAGGAAATTGTTTCAATTTTAAATTGAACGTCAAGGAAGCCTCTGAGTCTTGCCAACTCTTTGATACCAGCCAACTTAACAAGAAGCTGGTGATCTCCAAGACCTTCAATAGAGTCTGGCACTTGAAGTTTGCGAGTTTCAAACCATTCCTTGTTAGGATACAAATGCTCTGGCTTAATCATCGCTCGCCAGTTAATTGAGCCGTCTTCGTTGAATTTATATTCAACCCCGTCAATGAGGCCGAGTTCGTTACGCTTGTATTTGTTAGGATTCATAAATAAAATAGTGATCTAGGTCTGTCCAGAAAGACTCATTATAGATCACATCAGAAGCTCTGTCAACAAAAACTTTGTCTAAATCAGCATGAGCTTTAGAAGCATAACGTTTGCCGTTTGAAAAAATATCTTTTTTGGTCAAAAATTTCAAGTTTGCAATTTCGGAAAGATTTTTAATATTTTCTTGATTTGAAGGTTCGTCAAGTTCAACTCTAAAATCAAAGTAAAAATTTCTAATTTCAGAAATCTGATCTTTGTTTTTTGTGCTGCATGAAATATCTAGCCCAAGATTTTTGATAGATTCAAGATATTCGTTGCTGAAATCAGTTGTATTTTCTATATCAAAAGTAATTTTTTTGATATTGTTTTTGCAATTGGATAGGAGTTGCACATTAATTGGTTTCGCAGAAATAATGTGGCAAGCATAGTTCGAGCACCAAGCCAGCAAATTATTTTCATTATGAAAATAATCCATTCTAATATTAATAAGCCTGTTTTTTAGTTCTTCTGCGAAACCGTAAAAGTTAGGAACGACTTCTATAACGGCCTGAGAGTAAGACTCTCCAATGAATTTAGTGTTAATGCTTTTGGTGTATGGAATTTTTAGTAATTCACAAACATTTTTAACAATATCTTCTGGCTTAATTGTATTGATTGATTTCGGCTTTTCGTGATAGTTGTAGCTTGGTTTACGTCCATTTCGATCTGCTTCTAAAATCCTAACCTTACTCGGAGTGTTCCAGTATGGATTAGCATGGCTTGGATAAATGTGAGAATAAAGAGCAACAATTGGAACATCAAAAACACTCGCTTGATGAATTGGGAAGCTATCAATGCCCAAGTGAAGGCTTGAATTTTTAACAATGTATGATGTCTGTTTCCTTGAAAAACCAAGGAAAGATTTGTCAACAAGCGGCAATTGTGGGTCTTCTCCGCCACCAATTTGATAGATTTTATATCCCAATGGGTGCAAGAGATTTTTTAAAAGCTCTATGACTTCTGGAAAGAATTCATAAAATTTAGAATCAATTTTATTATCAACATGCACTGTGATGTATTTATCGTCAACAATGGGCATGTAATGAGTTTGGAAAATTGGCTTGCCAATTTTAACTCCTAAATTTTTAGCGTATTCTTCAATCAGATGAGACATAGTTGTGATTTATCTTTTCCATTGTGTTGATAAGTAAAATGGCGTTGAGTGCCAACGAACGGCAAAAATGCCAATTCAAAATATCCTTTGTGTTCTCCTTGGCCTTCTAAGAACAATAGATTATCAAAGATTGGAGAGTATGGCAATACCTTGTGAACGCACGGATGCTCATCAACAATCTCAAAAAACTGCGGCAATGTAATAAAATAAATATTATGATCTGGATAAAGCTCCTGCAAGTTTTCTAGCAAGGCGTTAACCATTAATACATCGCCAGCAGATTGAGGCATAACAACCGCGATTCTTTTGCCTTCGTCATCTTTGCCTAAAACGTCTCCAATATCAATTGCCTTTGGTTCGATTGTGGCTGCTGTATTTTTGAAATGATTTAATACTTGTTCTCTATTGAGGTCTGACTTGAGTCGATCAATCCAGTGCAAGCATCCTTGGTGGTTGCAGTCAACTGTCTCACCAAGAATGTTTTTATACAAGTCGATGATCCATTCTGCATTGTCTTTAATATTTGTAGGCTGATAGTTTGGATTTTTGACTCTTTCCTGAATGTTCCAATCTTCTACGAAAGGCGCGTTGTCAAACATTTCTTCTAACTGCTTGCAGACAACCTCAATTGAGCAATGATTGATTGTAAAATCTCTAGCCTTCTTGCCAATTTCTGAGCGTTTTTCAGGCTTCAT